TTGCCGGAGCGACAAAAGAAACGCTGAGGGAAGTTTATGAGGCGTTACACACGGAATACAAAGGCCAGCCTGAATTACAGAAAGCCATTGTGGCCGCTAAAGATCAACGTAAAACAGCATTGGGGATCAAATGAAAGACAAACAAAATTTAGGTTTTCCTGTTGTTGGAATGACTTTGCGCGATTATTTTGCAGCACAGATTTTGCCGACGACATACAAAATTGTTTATGACATGATTATAAATGGCAGTATCGAAAATGATATTGATGAAGATCCAAACGATCACGAAATAATTGCTACGCTAAAGGCTTATGAAGTTGCCGACTTCATGCTTGACGCAAGAGAAAGTAAGGTTTGGAGAAACATACGAAATAAAAACAAAAATGAGTCCTAACAAAGCAGTTGAATTCATTTACAAGCATTCCGAGCTGATCGCAAAAGCAAAAGCAGAGCGCGTCTACCTTGAGGAGTTTCGTAAGGTAAAGAAAGCCCTGCTTATGCAAAACATGGAAGGATCGGTTGCAGCTCAAGAACGTGACGCTTACGCTCATAAAGATTACAAAGAGCTTTTAGAAGAGCTTAAAAAGGCCGTAGCAGAAGAAGAAGCTCTAAGATGGAAGATGATCTCAGCCCAAGCTCACATCGAGGTCTGGAGGTCTCAGGAAGCGTCCAACAGAGCGGAGATGAAACTTGTATAGAAACCAGAAACTACTAGAAACCGTTCGTGAGTTTGAGTGTGTTTTGTGCGGCGCGGAAGATGGCACCGTCGTGGCCGCGCACAGCAACCAGCTACGCGACGGGAAAGGAAAAGGGATAAAGGCTCACGATTACAGAATAGCTGCCCTGTGTTATCGGTGTCATATGGCTATTGACCAAGGGCATCGTATGAATAAGCAGGAAAAAGAAGCAATGTGGGAAGAAGCCCACCGCAAAACAATCGGTTACTTATTTGAAAGAGGCAAGTTATGGGTTCAGTAAATAAAGCGATCATCATCGGCAACGCTGGCAAAGATCCAGAGACCAAATACACAGACGCTGGGGTTGCCGTATGCACCCTGGTGTTAGCAACAAAACACTCTTGGAAGCAACAAGACGGTACACGCCAGGAAAAGACAGAATGGCATCGCATTGTCTTTTGGGGAAAGCTGGCTGAGATCGTCGATAAGTACGTTAAGAAGGGATCTCAGGTTTACGTTGAGGGCAGAATAGAAACGCGGAAGTGGACAGACAAAAACGGTCACGATAAATACACCACCGAGATCGTTGCTGACCAGATGCAAATGCTAAGCGGCAGACCAAAAGCCGAGGTCGACAACGATGATGAGGTTCCGTTCTAATGGAGCAAGGAACCGACGAATGGAAGCTCGCCCGTCTTGGTAAGGTCACGGCATCCAGAGTATCGGATGCTCGCGCCAAAGCCGGAACCGCAACGCGAGCCAATTACATAGCAGACATCATTACAGAGCGTCTTACAGGCTCTCCAATCGAGTCTTTTACGAATGCTTATATGGAGTGGGGAACACAGAATGAACCGCTTGCAAGGGCCGCGTATGAGATTAAAACGGCTATCTGGGTAGAGCAAGTCGCTATCGTCAATCACCCGACGATCCCAAACTTTGCAGCGTCGCCTGATGGTCTTGTTTGGACAGACGGGTTACTGGAAATCAAATGTCCAAAAACATCCACGCATCTTAATTGGATGATGAAAGCAACCGTACCTTCTGAACACAAGAATCAGATGCTTGCTCAGCTCGCCTGTACAGGTAGAGAGTGGGTTGATTTTGTATCGTTTGATCCACGGTTGCCCGAGCATCTCCAGTTGTTTGTTGTTCGTTTTCAACCAGAGCGCAAAGACATTGAAGACCTAGAGAAAGACGTAATGACTTTTTTAATTGAAGTTGACACAATGCAAAGGAAATTAGGATGAGCTGGAGAGAGTTGATTGCAGAGCAAAGAACCCCCAGAACCTTCAAGCCCGTCGAGGAGATCTGGCGGCAATATGGCTGGAAGCCGCCCTCCACAGAGTGCGAAGACACCATCGAAAAACATAAAGCATTTCGAGCGTGGTCACTCGGAGAACTGGCTTTCGATCATCAAGGAAGTCAAGAGCAGTGATCGACAGGAAATTGCGGCAGCTTACGAAAAAGTTATGCCGCTGGTCGTCGAGGATTGGGCTCACTGGCTTTTGTCGAAGCCTAAGACTCGGCGGCTTCCGCTCATCGAGCAGATAGCCAAGCATCACGGCGAGAGCGTCGGCCAGATGGTGAAAGACGCTCTTATCCGGCTGAATAAAGCATAGACTCATCGCGTCTACGCTTTACTAATCCTGGTAATTCTTTGCCAGCAGCTTTTGTCCACCGCATAAATGCTTGCGCGGCTCCCACATAATCACCTCGGTTGTGCCGCATTCGGATTGACGATGCTTGAAGGTTTCCTAATCCAACATTAAACCCAAAGCTGGTGAGTGCATCAAGGCGATTAGGAGTAAGACCAGCAGAACATAATCGGCGTACGCCAGCCTCAAATTTCTGTAGATCAGCCGCCAAAATCTCATCGACTTCTGCCATCGTGAGCGTTCGATCCCATCCGCTCGGGATTGGTAAAGAGAGTCTCTCTTCAAACTTTACCCTTGTATGTGATGGGTCGATAACGTGGCCTACGCCGATTGTCCACAGTCTCGCAGGACAGCGGTAAGGTCTAAGTCTTACGCCCTCGTGATGCTTAAGCATCTCAAGAGATTTACTTTGCAAATGCTCGGCTTCCAAAGTGGAATGCAATGATTGCAGACCAGATCTGCTGCGTCTCATCATCCCAAAGCTGATTCAGCATTTGATCGAACGGTACGTTCATTGTCCATGCGTACCAGAATCCTGCAACATCGACAAAGACTAGTAGCGCAAACATGCCATAAGTGATTACTGGCCTGACTAAAGCTCTAAGATTTTTTACCCACTGCGAAACACCGTCGCCAAGGGCTATATCGTGCGCGTAGAGCGCTTTCATTTCTTCGGTCTGACTTTGTATCTGAACCTGTTCCGTTCGTATCTCTTCGACCCGCTGCTGAGCTGCAAAGCCTTCTTTTGCAAGTTCCAGCTCGCGCTCTATCTGCATCTGTGCAAGCTGTAGTTCGTGAGCCTTGTCTTTAGAGTCCTGCCAGATGTCAAGAAGCCTGGGAACACCTCCGGCCAGGAAAGACAATAGAGACGAAAGTAAGGTCATCATTTCTTGGTTAGCCTCTCGCGCTCTTCCAACAGCCTGACTTTAACTTGCAGCTCGTTGATGTGCTGCATGAGCTGTTCTTTTTGCATTGCTCGTTTTTCTGCGCTGATCGGGCTATCAGTCGGAACACCTTCTTTCGTGATGAGTGCCGGCATGGAACCCTCAATCTTTGTCAGCCGCGTTGAAAAGTCTGCAACCTGACCTAGCAACCATGCAAGCGAAGCAACGATTACAGGAATGACAGCCTTTAGAACGTCCGACCAATTCATTTGTCTTGCTTAGAATCTAACTTGTCAAAGATCTTACCAAGCATTATTTTGATTTCGTGAATGTCCGCCTCATAGTCTTTTTTTAGCGCATACGAATGTGGCAAATCTTTCTCAAGATCGCGCAGATCTCGCTGCATTTCTTTCACGGCCTCCCAGATGATCCGAAAGATCCAGCCAAAAAGAGCTGAAACAGCACCGAAAGCGATGTTAAGCAGCGTTTGCGAGTCCATAGTATTCAAGATTCCTAGCGAGTCGTTCATCATCAGGCGATAACTCTACCGCCGCTTGCCCGTATCGTATCGCTTCGTCTTTGAGCCCAAGATGATGAGCTGAGATTGCTGCTAAGTCATAAGGCTTAGATCCCCATACTTCAGGATCACAGGTATACACCAGTTCCTTATCTTTGATCTCAAGCGCCATTGTAGACGCGTGAAAGCATTCTTTCCACATATGCTTACGATATGCGCTCATCGCAAAATCAACCCACGGCTCCCTGGTTCCCGGAGCCTCTGCGATAGCCATTCTGTACCACTTGATCGCTTGCCAATAATCCAGTTTCTCGTCGTAAGCCTTCCCTAGTAAACGCATGGCATAGCATCGCTCGTTTTGCCATGTAGCCTCTGGCATGTTGAGATAGGTGTTAAGCGCGTCTATAGCCTCGTCCCATAGACTGTAAAAAGTAAGCTCACGCGCAAAGTAAAAAGCATTTCTTGGGCATCGCGGATCTTCTTTGACTGCCATTCTTAAAAGATCTAAATACTGCCCACGGCTTTTTGTCGGATCTGGATGGTGCGAGACCAAGAGTTTGTCAGTATGCGCGTAGACTTCTTTTGTTCGCTGATCTGGCCTTGGGTATTCGTGAACCGGATGATGCCAGTGATAGCCAACTCGATGATGGATCTTTTCGTAATAGAAAAGAATGTTATGCCCCCAATCAAACTTGTAGCGTAGCCTAGTTGTTTCAGGCTCCCATACGCGCTCGATTTCTTCCCGCCAGCCAGGTTCCATAACTTCATCTATGTCTAATGATATGCAAACATCGTAGTCGCCAGGGATGAGGCAAAGCGCTGTATCCCGAGCCATATCAAAAC